ACTCCTTCCTCAATGCTTATACGTGATACAAATTTAATTTCCAGTCGGGTTAGCACCTCGCCAATATCGCTCCGGGCTTTGGCGCAATCCAGACAGGGTATAAAAATAGACGTACCACGCTTGAATTTGCGCCAGTCTATCTGGTAACTAACCCCCTCCACTATCATCAAGCGGTTCCTGAATAGCGCTCACGTCCACCAGCCGGTTGTCGCTGTTATCAAAAACGAGGGCCCGGACAGGCATGGAGACTACAGACATACCCTTCGACATACGTTTGTTCTCGGTGCCGATAAACAGCCCCATTGCTTCTAACTGCCTGAGCGTATCGCGGTAGTTCGTCTGGCTGTCCACGCAGTAGTCCTTAAATGATTTGGCGGTTATATACAGTTTGTGCGTATCTTCCTCGTGCCGTATCAACAACTCACCGCGTGGTTCGCGGGTCGGGCGCATAGCCAGATTGGTGCGGGCATCCAACCCGTCAAAAGTAGACAGGATGTTTTGGCAGTACCGGTTCACATAGCTACCCACTATTTCAGTAACCAGCATCGTCGGCGGTGCCACATCCACACGCAGTTCCTTAATTAAAGATGTAGTGTAGGCGTACATAGCCTTCATATCCCAGTCTATCAACCCCAAGCGTTCTGCTATGATTCCACCTGTCAGATTACACGCAGCCACAGCTGACCAGAACCGTTCCCGCTGGGTCAACTTCATCTCCCGGTCTATCTTCTTCTGTATGTTAATCAGCAGGGTCTTTACTTCCTCCAGATTCTTAACCAGATAAGAAGCATAAATGTCCCCCGCGTGCCCGTAGTTCTCGAGTAACTGGTGGTCAAACATCTCCTTTGCGTGAGCCATATCAAGTACATCTACAAAATTAATATGGTATTCCAGTAACCGCATAGATTCGCCGTCCGGGTTTTTCTTTATCTTGGTCAGCTTCTCCGCAAACGATGAGTTGGCGCTGGAGATAGATATGGAACTCCACGTTGTTGTATTCAGACGCAGTTCGTTTGCTGACGCCTTACCACGATTTCTACCCCGTCCCTGAGACATGTTGTATATAAGGTTGGAGAAGTTATCCGGCCCCATGTTGGTCATTTCGTCTATAGTAAACGGCAGGTTACACAGTATGCCTAGTAACAGTACCTTTGCCACCATCGTGTCTTCCGCTGTGGCGCACAGCTTCTTGGGGTCTCCGTACACACTGTTTATCATATGTAGAATCGTGGTCTTGCCGGTGCCTGAGCTGGAGTTAATCAGGTTTATCATCGCACCACTCTGCCCCGTGAATTTAAGCAACGGCGAGCCAAATGCAGACAAGGCGGCAAATGCGTGGGGTTCCAGTCCGGGGGTGCCGTACAGGTTGAATACTTCCTTCCACTTCTCCAACGTACCGGCTGGCTCAAGATACGGCGCAATCGGTTTTGTGACGCTGGAAGGCGGGCTGTGGAACGTGCCGTCCTTTGTTATTTCCCTCTCTCCGATAATAAATTTACTGTCGTTGTCTGCCCACCCAAATTGTAGTCTCATTTTTTCCGCCTTTCGTTTGTATTGAAGTTCTTTGATTGATGCGTATACATACTCAATTAACAACTTAAATTTTTTCGCCGTGGCAATCACGCCGTGGCTAGATAATGCTTTGCGTAGTTCGTTCGGGTCTGTGACATGTATATTCGGTATCACAAACTCCTTAACCCCGTCTCGTGGCATATGCACTTTCAGCACAACCACGTCACCCAGATTGGGGTCTTCCATACGTTTTGTTACATATAAGTCATGCTCGTACACACATATAGGTTCCATTTCTTCTTCGGTGGGTACGAGATATATTCCCCCTGTTTTGCCCCTGACGAACGGGAACGGGTATTCCGGTATCTTGTGTACTATCGGCTCCTGTTCTTCTTCCGTCTCTTCGACTACTACGTTGTCTTCCTCCGTAGCGGCGTCCACTTCTTTACCCAGCACGATAGGGCTTTTTATCTTCCCTCGGTGTGGGCATCCCTCACATCCACCGGGGTTATGCTTCTCAAACTCGTCACAGGTATGGGGCCCTAGAATGTGCTTTATCTTGTTCTCTGTGGTGTCGTAGTCGTAGTCCTCGTGCCCCTCGGACATCTTGTGGATAGCCGTTTCCCGGTCGTTGCAAAACTTGGCTACTGACAGGGCATCAAACCACCGGGGTTCCGCCAGCGTGTCCCGGTTCTGGTACGCATCCAATAACTGCCCACACCCCGTACCCGACGCGCTACGGCGCATTATCTTGGCAAAGTTACACACGGTGTTTTGCAGCATGGACTTCGCAAACTCACTCATTTCCCGCTTTACGCCAGATACGGGCGAAGCGACAGGCCCCCCCTGTGCCGCTGGTGCGGGCACATCCACCCCAACAATGTCGCAAAACTCATCGAAGTCCACAGGGTCGGAATAGTAGACCACACTCACAGGAGATGGCGGTATATCCTTGAAATTCAACGTGTCAGGTATGCGCAGTATTCTCGCCACTTCAAACACAGCGTTGTCCACATACAGGTTATGTGTGATACAGAGTTCTTGAAGACGCTTCGCTACAGGCTCCCACTCCTGCCGAGTCACATCCCGGGTCAACGGCCAGTATACGTGCAGACCGCGCCCTGAATTGACAATCGTGGGACGGGGTAACCCCACCAGAGTGCAGAAATCCCGCAGTGCTGTTAACCCGGTGCGTTGGTCTATATAGCCGCCCGGTCTGCCTGTGGTTTCATTTACACTGGCCTTGCTCTCCCCGCAGTCTATGTCTAACCAGAAAGACCGCAAAGACTGTACATTGTCCTTCGTCCGACTGTCTGGCGTTGCGTACTTTGCAACACCAAAATAGACATCTCTGCCCTCCGCCACGTACTTATCTGTCAGGGCGGCTACTTCCTCTCTTGTCTCTTTGAACTTCTGTACGACACTTTTACCCTTAATCCCAATAACTGCAAACCATCCACCAGACGGCTGCACAATACTTAAAAGGTCTTTGTCGGTCATGATGTTTTCTTTTTATGTAGAGGGTAAAAGGGGGGACTTCTCCCCCCTCGACTTCTAAACTGCTTACGGCTACGGGCTAACGCTCAAGCTGCTCTATATACTTTTGCACCGCAACAATCAGGTTCTGGTTGCGTATGGCCGTTTTACCCATAAACCAGTTATATATAGTTTGGCGTGTTACATGAAACTTCTTAGCCACATCCGTAGCAGATATATCGTTGTTCACGCACAACCTACCCAACTTGACCCCAAGTAGCCTACCATCAGCTTCCTTAATTATTTTAGCGGTATGTAAACCGTAGCCGTGGCTCATTTAGTCCTCCTTACCCCACGCGTCGATTACATCATCGAGCTTCGCCTTTTCTGTACTCACGGGGGCTTTCTTTCCCGTTCGTTTGGTGGGGGCTGGTGCAGAGTCTGCGGCTTCAATCTCGTCATCCGGTTCTTCAGCAGCGACTACCTTGGGCTTGGCAGCTTCCAACTGCTTCGGCTGTTTTGTAACCTTGTCCGTCTGGGCGACTGTAAGCACGGTGTACGCCTTCGTCTCTGGGCGCTTCTGAGCTTCCCTGACCATCAGATATTCCTCATCCGTGGTGTTACGCAGTGGAGTAAATACCAGCTGCATCGTATCCGCGTTTAAGTCAAAACTGACGTTGGTAACCACGTTGTCTACTGACTCCCCGTTGGCTGCAAGGAATTTAACGTAGCTTTCAAACGGATGCACGTTGCCATCACCCTTACCGAATAACGACTTGGCAGGTACATTAAACTGGTACACATCACCTGACGTATCGCCTTCCACCAGTACAGCTATCCTACGCTGGTAACGACAAGCCCTACCGCCGTTGTCGCCGGAGCCTTTAATATTTTGTGGGCACTCGACGCAGCTTTCGCTCTGTTTGTTAGACGCAGCGGGTTCCGGTCTGTCGCCTTGGTTCGACCAGCAATCAGGCAATGTGGCTTCCTTCGTCGGGTCGTAGTTCTCTGCGTAAAACGTGCGGGACACCTTCGGCAGTGCGTTAATTATAATCAGGTTAATCTCGCCCCGTATGGCGTTACCTATCTGTTCCCCGTTTACCAGACGTTTAAACGTGCCGTTGATGTTGGCCTGTATACGACGGGTGACGTTGCTAGATACAAGTGACTTGGCGAAATCACTCTGCTCACGCTGGGACACCGCTGGGGTGGTTTGCTGCTTAAATATCGTAATGTTACTCATTGTGTGCGTCTCCTATTTGGCGCTTGGTTTACGAACTTGTATTACATACTTGCGGTCGGACTGAAGACCTACCGGCAACACGTCCGGGTTTTCTTCCAGAAATTCTTTCATATTCCCATTGTGAATACGTTTCTCCAGTAAGAACGGCGCGGCATGTTCCTCGATAAAGGCGTACATGGACTCCCAATCGTTTGTCCAGTACCGTGACTGCACCCTGCGGGAAATCGTACCTGCTGCGGTGCGTATACTGTCTGCGTTCTGCTCGTTGCATATGTCCAAAAGACGGGTGCTGACTGTCTCCAGCTGTTCTTTCAGTTCTTTCATTTCCGCTTCGTGCTGTTCTTCTTTGTCTCGCACGACATCGCGTATCTTGATGTATATAGCAGCGAGTGCCTCTACGTTGGGTGCAGTTTCCTCTTTGCTGTTTAAATCCAGTTCCAGTTGTTCCATAGTTTGCTCCTTGGTTGTGGGGATGTTGATGTTACTACTTAAATTTACTCTGTCAAGTATTTTCTAAAATCTCCTGTCGATACAAATCAATTATTTTTGTGTGGTTCATTATGTTATTTTGCAACATGTTGTATAACCGCGTCTCTACTTCGCTACCCCGTATATGTATGATACACATAGCGTTCTTCTGACCGGGACGATTGATACGTGCGTTGGCTTGTAGATAAGTTTCCACACTGGTCACCGGGGCGTACCAGATAATTGTATTAGCCGCAGTAAGGGTAAGTCCGTGCGACGCTGCTTGTGGTTGTATTATAAGTACCTGTGGGTCGGCTTGTTCTTGAAACCTTTTTACAATATCGCTGCGTCTATTAACGGGTACTTTACCGTTTATCACATCACAGGTTATGTTATTCTTATCTAGATATGCCTTCAGCAAATCTATAGTGTGCGTGAATGGCACGAAGACCAGCACTTTATGCGACGCCTCTTCAATTACCTCCAGCACTACATTCAACCTGTTACTTACATCCAAATCTACAACCTCACCTGTGTCCGTATATACTGAACCGCCTGACACCTGTAGCAACTTGTTGATACGCACCGCCGCATTAACCGCAGAAATATCCTCCCCCGCCGCTTCCACGTACATGTCCTGTTTCAGTTTTTTGTATATCGCCTTCTGCTGTGCAGTCAACGGCGCTTCACGTTCTATAAAAGTAACTTCAGGTAAATCAAGACACTGTTTCCGCTCGAAGCGAATAGCTGGTTGTAACAACTCATGCACGTACTGCTGTGACTTTGGTTTGGCTATCCACCTAAACTGAGATACCTTGTACATAACTATATCTCTGTAAGACCCATAGTACTTCGGGGTGTTTTTCGGGTTAATCAGTTTAGCCAGCCCGTAAGCA